CGCACCTAGATACTGATGATGAATTGAAAATTGTTGCAGCGATTGATCAATTCTGCGAACAAAAAATTCAGCCTTATCTTGATAAGTGTTATGATGAACTTGCTGTTTATATGAACGCTTATCAACAAAAAATGAAAATGAAGAGGGAAACAATTGCAAACAAAGGTATTTGGCGTGGCAAGAAAATGTATATCCTCAACGCTTGGAATGTTGAAGGCGTACAATATGCTGAACCCAAGCTCAAGCTCCAAGGTATTGAGGCGGTACGTTCAAGCACTCCAAAAGCGTGTCGAGAGAACATTAAAAAAGCTCTAAGCATTATTATGAACGGAACTCAAGAGGAACTTCACGAGTTTATTAAGAAGTTCCGTGAAGAGTTTTTAACATTGCCTTTTGAAGATGTTGCCTTTCCTCGTGGAGTGAAAGGCATGTATAAGTATATCGACAAGTCTATCCTTTATAAAAAGGGAACACCAATTCACGTCAAAGGCGCATTGATATTCAATCATATTCTTGATAAAAATAAATTGAGAAATGTTCCTAGGATCTCAGACGGTGATAAGATTAGATTTGCTTATTTGAAAACTCCCAATCCGCTTCAAGAATCAGTAATTGCTGTTCCCGACGAACTTCCTAAAGAACTGATTCATCTAGATAAGTACATTGATCGTGAGACTCAATTTAATAAATCGTTCCTAGAACCGCTTAATTCTATCACTGATGTTATTAATTGGACAACAGAACAAAAATCAACACTAGAGGAATTTTTCGCATGACCGATACACCAGAAAACGATTTTGACTTCGAATTTGACTTCGGGTTTACTTCTGAAGATGAACTGAAGGCAGGAGAATTAGAATTACAAGATCAGCTAGGAAACACTCAAGTAAAACTAGAGGGTCTACGTAAGATGATTATGCCACTTCTATTAAATCTAAAAAAGAATCCTGACAAAGATATTATTAAATGGGCTGGGGCTGATCGAGTAAAAAACATTGATGCATTTATAAAAAAGATGGATGCATATATTAAGAGTTGACTTATACAAAAATACATAGTATACTAATGATATGATATATACGGAGAGATACATGTCACTGAAAGAGCGTTTGATTAAGAATAGCACTATAGATTATACATCTACATTAACTGACTCTAAGATTTATACCAAGAAGGATATGATCCAGACTTCGGTGCCTATGATTAACGTAGCACTCGCTGGCTCTATTGATGGTGGTATTACTCCTGGACTCACAATGTTGGCTGGTCCATCGAAGCACTTCAAGACTGGATTTGCTTTGCTATTGGCTTCTGCCTATTTGAAGAAGTATCCGGATGGAGTTATTCTATTCTACGATTCCGAGTTTGGCACCCCGCAGTCATACTTTAATAAGTTTAAGATTCCTCTTGACTCTGTTGTTCATACGCCAATTACTGACGTTGAAGAACTGAAGTTTGATCTCATGAAGCAGTTGAAGGAAATTACTCGTGACGATCAGGTTCTAATCATTATTGATTCTATCGGTAATCTTGCTTCTAAGAAAGAAGTTGAAGATGCGATGAATGAAAAGTCTGTTGCGGATATGTCTCGTGCTAAGCAGCTGAAGTCATTGTTCCGTATGATTACTCCGCACCTTACGTTGAAGGATATTCCTCTCGTAGCAGTTAATCATACTTACATGGAAATTGGTATGTTCCCCAAGGCAGTTGTTGGTGGTGGAACTGGTGCTTATTACGGCGCAGACAATATCTGGATTCTAGGTAGACAGCAGGATAAAGATGGCACTGAAATTGCAGGTTACCACTTTGTTATCAACGTGGAGAAGTCTCGTTACGTACGTGAAAAGTCTAAAATTCCAATTACTGTTAATTATGAGGGCGGCATTAATCGTTGGAGCGGTTTGCTCGATATTGCCCTCGAAGGCGGTTATGTGGCTAAACCAAAAGTGGGCTGGTATGCCAAGGTGGATCGTGCAACTGGGGAAGTGGATGGAAAGAACTTCCGAGCAGGTGATATCGTGGACAGTAAGGAATTTTGGATGACAATGTTCCAAGAGACTGACTTCGCTGCATTCATTAAACGCAAGTATTCACTTGACACTGAAGGATCCCTCGTCTACGAAGACGAAGAATCTTTGTAACGACATTTGTCGAAGTGCCATCTTTTCATGATGCTATTGTCACCTGTTTTTCCGCAATGAGGACAGACGACAGTTTTCCTAAACTGTTTTAAAAATGGATTAGTTCCGTTTGTTACTCTGTCTTTTGTCAATGAAGAACCATCATTTCTTTTGAGTAAGTGATGTTTTCCTTTTGATACTAGATCAGAAGCAACAGAAGAACCGTCTGGTCTTTTAGAGAATGGACTATTCCATTCAGGATTCGATGCCTGGTCAGAAGCAACAGAAGAACCGTCTGGTCTTTTGGCAAACACACTAACAAAACCTGGTCGTTTAGATCTTTCTAGATTGTTTTTTGTTGCTAACTCTGATAGCAGTTGTGGTGAAGTGTTTATTCTCTTAGCAATGAGAATACAAGCAGCATAATCTCCTTGTGACAAATGTATATCGTAGTGTTCTTGAATAGATACACAAACTAGATTTGAGATGTCATTATTTTTGCGATTGCCGTCCAAATGATGGACTTCGAATGTTCTGCCGTCGATGTCTTTTGGGATAGGACCATTATGTTTGATCCAAATTTTACGATAAATATCCATGCTGTGCCTCCGATTAGGTATAGAGCCCATGGATGTTGGTAGCATCGTGATGGGCAATAATATTTAGTTGACTTGATGTTTTGTTTAGTTTATGATGATCAGGACGATAACGAGGGGTAATAAATATTCATGAGTATTGAAAGAACAATTCTATCTAATTTATTGTTCAATGATGACTACGGTCGTAAAGTAATACCATTCCTGAAGCCAGATTATTTTCAGGATTATAACGAAAAGGTCGTATTTGACCTAATTGATGATTATGTAAAGAAGTATAATTCATTTCCTTCTATTGAGGCGTTAGCCATTGACCTGTCTAATAAAGAAGGTCTAAACGAACAAACGTTCAAGATTGCTAAAGAAATTGTCTCGAGTCTTGAACATGATTCTAATACAAAACTGGACTGGCTACTAGATCAAACAGAGAAGTTTTGCCAAGATAAGGCATTGTATCTGGCGATCATGCGGTCCATACAAATAATGGATGAAAAAAATGGATCTATCTCCAAAGGCAGTATACCGTCAATTCTTACTGACGCTCTCGGCGTCTCTTTTGATACCCACATTGGTCATGATTTTTTGGCTGACAGTGATGAGAGATACGAATTCTACCATCGTAAAGAGAAGAGAGTTCCTTTCGATCTTGACTACTTCAACACAATTACAAACGGCGGTCTCCCTAACAAAACTCTCAACATCGCCCTTGCCGGTACTGGCGTTGGTAAGTCCCTCTTCATGTGTCATTGCGCAGCAGCAAACCTTGCCAAAGGGCTTAACGTCCTGTACATCACGCTCGAAATGGCAGAAGAACGCATCGCTGAACGTATCGACGCAAATCTTCTAGACACTGCCGTTGATGAATTGGAACTATTGCCCAAGCAGTCATATGATACTAAGATTAACAGACTAAAAGAAAAGTTCACTGGTAAGTTAATTGTAAAAGAGTATCCAACTGCTTGTGCAGGTTCTGCTAACTTCCGTCATCTTCTTAACGAATTACGTATTAAGAAGAACTTTGAACCAGATATTATCTATATTGATTATCTGAATATTTGTTTATCATCGAGGATTAAGCATGGAGCCAACGTCAATTCTTATACCCTTATCAAAGCAATCGCAGAAGAGTTACGAGGGTTGGCAGTTGAGTACAACGTCCCTATCGTCTCGGCAACTCAAACAACTCGAGGAGGCTATTCGAACTCAGACGTGGGACTGGAAGATACATCGGAATCCTTTGGACTACCAGCCACAGCTGATTTTATGTTTGCACTCATCAGTTCCGAAGAACTTGAAAGTCTCAACCAGATCATGGTTAAACAGCTCAAAAATCGTTACAATGACCCTGGGAGTAATCGTAGGTTTGTGCTTGGCATTGATCGCAGCAAAATGCGACTATACGATGTGGAACAATCTGGTCAAGATGGATTGGTTGATGATCGCCCAGTGATGGATAAGGGCAAGTTCATGGAGGAAGAAAATGAACGAGGAAGACCAAAATCAAAGTTCGACCGAAGTAAGTTCGACGGCTTTAAGTGACAAAGAAGTTACATTAGAAATGGCAGAACATGTATGGCAGAAGGTAAAGGGCTACCCAATACCTGATGCCTATTCTGAGAAAGATCGTCTTGAAATATTTGAAAGATATTATCATCGTGCAGTTTCACAATCACAGGGGGAATAATTGATAGTTTGTTCTTGTAACTATATTGACACTGCTGACATTAAGGCTGTCCTGAATTATGTTACAGAGCCAAACGAACAGCAGGTGTTAAATATGCTTGCCTGGACGCCAGAATGTGCTTATTGTAAAGATCTGATTACCAACGAAATCCGTAGATGTATTAAGGAGATGACTGATGGCGCTTGATTATAAGGTTGTGAAGGTTGAAAATTCTTACGTTGTTGAGGAAAGATTGACAGGGTATCAGATCAAGAGCTTTACAGATCAGAATGAAGCCAAAAAATATATGAAATTTTTGAATCTTGGCGGAGGTTTTTCTGGTTTTACACCATCATTTATACTAAATAAAAGTAGCAAAAATATGTAGGATGCCTTGAGCATCAGCGGCACGAGCCACAATAGAAGGGCCACGGAATAGTCGGGAGTAAATGGTGGGGTTCCACCCGACACATATTGCGCTAGAAGAAATTCGGAGGGTAGGTTCGCCTACCCTCTTTTTTGTAGGTATTTCTCGGGGCGAGTCTGAAAAGGCTTGCCCTTTTTCGTATTATAAATATGATAAAATATCTTAATTTTTGGAGCTCTCTATGTTACAATTTTCAGCATTTTTGACAGAAGCAAGTAAAAAATCAAAAAAAGATGCAGACGACGAATATGACGATGCGAACGGCAAAAATGATGCTTTGGGAATGGCTTATGAAACATTGACCGCCCTTCATGTTCATAATAATTCTGCTTCGGCGCAAAGAATGGATCCAAATAATCCTGAACATGCTGAAAATATTAAAAGAATAAATGCTATTCAAGCGTCCCATGAAACAGCTATGGCTAAATTATCTCCGGAAAAACAACAGAAGGTAAGAGAAGGGGCGAAAAATTCTGCTAATGCTTATTTAAAATCTCTTGCAGCCGAAGGTATAAACCCAGAAAATATTATTGAAGTTCATCATACTAATAGAGGCATTGATAAACTCATAGGAAGAAAAGTAAGTCAGGCAAAAAATCCGCCAGATATTGGAGTTAGATTGGATCAACCACACTCTCATGGTCAGGGGCCAAATAAAGACTTACATTTTGAGTCATTGTAACTTACTCCAGGAACTGCAAGTAATAACGGAACTGGAGCAATTGATAAGCTGGGCAAAGAAGATCCAGAAAAACATATACCAACTAAATTCGATGAGATTTGGAAAGCTGGCAGAAAAGTTTCAG